GCGCTTGCTACTGTCGCCAATGCGCGCAAGTCTGCTTGCTGCACGTATATACGCATGATCGGCGTTTCTTTAGTGTCGCACTTATAGATAATAACGCAGCTAGTCTTATCGGTCTTTATAGGCTTTGCTTTCATACGCCCAGGATGATCGCAGAATAGGTCAAGGTGTAGCATTTTTTAGCCTTTTCAATTCTTCTTCTAGTTGACCATTCCGCTGGGATAAAGCCATTACAAGATCGTGTAATTCCCTATACCGAAAGTCTTTTTTCTCTTGTAACACTAGCTCATTATATGAGCGCTCTAGATCGGCGTTACGCCTCTCTAGCTCGATAGGCTTTGAATAATCTTTTTCCATATCTGATATGACATATTTTAGTTGCGCGTTTTCTTGCCGCGTTTTCTTTAATTCACGCAAAAGCTTTACTGGCTTAAGCAGCTCATTAATAACATCATCTATGGGATCAGTCTTTCGCATGACGCAACCTTTTCAATTCTTCTTCTAGTCTGCCATTACGTGCGGACAGCTTTGTTATTATATCTTCCATCTCATCCACGTTGCCGTATTTGCTGTCCCAATAAGTAAGGAACTCTCTTAAATTTGCGTTCTCTTGCCGTAGTTTTTTTAACTCGCGCAATAGTAAAATAAGATCATTTAGCTCATGGATTTTAGTATCTATCGGATTAGTTTTTCTTAGCGCGCGCATGGATTTCCCCTTCTATCAATTCGCGTTTTGTTTCGTCACCCTCACCCTGTAACATTAGCTCGAGCGCTGGGGTTGATAGGCGATAGAGTAGGCATAGAAAGTCATACATGATCAGCCTCTCTCTATTAGGTAAAGTATGGTTATAATGGCGGCAGGTATTGCTAGGCTAACGCTCGCCGCTAGGCCTATTAAGTAAAGCGCTTGCTTCATTTATTTTTCTCTACTTGTTCTATCAACTTCTCTATTGCGTCAGCCGCTTCGTTACATAATTTATTTATTTCGGCGGGATGTCGTCCTGGCACAACAAAACAGCTTTTTATTATAGATGTTACTAAGTCTTTAGCTCTTAACCGCGCTATAAGCTCTTTCATTAGTAATCGCCTCTATCTTGGCTTGCGTCCTCTTCACATGCTTCAAGTAGATCATCGCTATCAATGAGCGCGTCATGTATCAGTTTATATAGCCAATGATCTTGCGACAGGTTAAGCGCTGGCACGTCTTTTTTATTGCTGTTTAATGTTATCGACGTGATATCGATATCAGTAATCCAGGGCTCAAATATGCCAACATCGGGCTCCGCTTTGGCTATGCTGTAATCTACGTCTATCTCGCCAGCGACCATGACGGCATAGTTTTTGATTAACTCTAGCTCATCAAAGTAATACGTAAATTTCATCTTATCCCCCTTAGTCGTTTTCAGCCGATCTTTCCCAATCATAACGCGCGCTATGTTGGCGCTCCGCTTCGTTGTCGTACTCTTCTTGCATAGTGTACAAGGCATCTATTAGATGCCACGGCAAGGGCTCAGGTTGATTGTTTAATATCTTTATAAGCGCTTCAACGGCTTCGTGATCTAGTGATAGCTCAATCATGTTACACCCCATAAGTTTCTATATATTGACGCGCGGCGCGATAGCCCATGACAGTAAACGCGTCATTTATTTGATCGAGATATTTAAGCTCCGCCTGCTCATTAACGCCGCGCATGGCTAGCGCCGCTTCTCGCGCGTCTTTAACAATAAATTCAAGCTCGGCATCGGTCTTGTTATGATACGGATGATCTTTTAATGGCTTTCTCATTATGCCGCCCTCCCTACTCTGAAACCATGTAGATTAATCACGATATCTTTTTTGCTATTGCTGCTATTGCCTGCGCATAGGCCGCACTTGTCGCATGATGTGCGCGCGCCGTTTTCTTTGGCGGCGGGACAACCAATTTCATTTGAGGCTTTAACGTCTTTAGATTTTTTGGCCCTGAATGTACGCCAGCCACAAGCGCTAGCTAGCAAATGGTCGCTCTCGCTCTCACAAGACGCCATGCATAAGAGCGCGAAAGCCTGGAACCTGGGGTCTCGCCATTGGTGGCTATAGCCTGTAATTTTTTTAGCTTTTAACGTCGCGGCGCGCCATATCTGGAAGGGGACAGCAGCAGGGTCGCCATAGGTTCCTAATCGGAAGGCGCTGCCCTCAAATAGCGCCGGCAATAGTGCAGGGTCGTAGTCTATGCCAGGGCGCGCATATCTTTGACGTTCATAGGCCCCGTAAACGCTATAAACGCTCTTCGCTACGTCAACATAACATTTACCCCCTTTGAATGGTCGCTGGGGACAGTCACCGCATATAGACGCGTCGCGACCGTCTTTAAGCGCTGCAATTGGGTTTACGTCGCTACGTATTATAAATGTCTGCACCATTGCGCCGGTCTTAGCATTGGCGCTTGCTACGCCTATACGATTAGCTATCGCCACGATAGGCGCGCCATCTATAGCGCTTGGCCCTTCGTATAATATTATGCCAGTGAATTGATTGCGCTTTAACGCAAGGCGCAAGGCGTTTAAATCTTGTATCATTGACATACCTCATTAAGAGACAAAAAGACATTAGGACGCTAACACAAATAGTTTATTAGTCAATAGCGGTTATTGTGAGGATAGTTACGAATTTTTGATCTTTTTTCGCGCGCAACACGTTCACGGAATTTAGGGTTGCTATTCGTACGCTCGCGATAGCGCACAATAAACAGTGACGCGTCGCAATCCTCTTCTAGATAAAGATCATCCCCGCGACGGTATGAATAGCTGCTAAAGTCTGATGGCGTTAACCCTAGCGCGAATAGGTCGCGAGTGTTGACTTTCAACCAACCATGTCCAGGGTCAGATATAAAATCGAATGTAGTACGCATATTATGCCCTTTCAAATAATAGAGATATGTTAGCTATCAATTCCGCTTCATTGTTTACATCTAGGCAGAAACCGCTTGGCAATTCCTGTAAATTCCAATGATAAATCTCGCGCTCATACATGATTTGTGCTCCTAATTATTAGCGGCGCTTATGCGCGCCGCCTTTTCTTTGGTGGGACATAATTCGCCGCGCGCTCCTCATAGTGCTCGACATGATTTTGCAATTGCTCGACAGTGTTAAAGAATGCGCAAAAAGTCATAATATCTTGGTTGATATTTGCCTCATGATTTTGTGCTGTCGTGAGGCGCGCCATTAATTCGGGGTTGTTTTTCCATACGCTCATTTTGTTTGCTCCGTCTTTCAATATGGATATACTAACACAGTTTTTTTGGCAGTCAATAACTATTTTTGCTTTTAACAAAAATAATTTTGTACCATGGTCTTGTTTGGTTAATGAATGGTCATTATTTTGGGATTAAATGACCAAGGATATCATGCTGATCTTGCGGGATAATGTGGCGTTATGGTCTTTTTGGTCTTTTTATAATTATCTATTTAAAAATATATATGTATGTATACAAGTATATATAGCTCCTATTAGGGCGAGAGTTGCGCGTAAAAATGTGACCAAAATGACCAAAGCCAGAAAAACCCTCTCTTTTCAACACGTTATTATGGTCATGCACATGACCAACATTTGACCAAGTCATGACCATGTATACATTCAATATGCCAGCGTGAATGCGACCTGGCAACACATGACCAAAAAGACCAAGGCTTGAATGTATACTTAGTTTATGTAAACATAGTTGACATTGGTTTACATTTGGTTCAGTTGACAATCGGGAGGGGGGCTGGGCCTTGCGTGGTCTGGGAATATCTACGCAGGGATTACTCAAACTTTTTTTTATTTTAAAAATGTGCTAATAAAGATTCTATGTTTGAAAGCTTGCCATACGAGCCTCGTAAAATAGAGGCCACAGAAAAGAATCTTGAACTGATCTACGAGGCCGCGCGTAAAGGACTCAAAGGTGACGCGCTCGCGTTAGCTGCCGGCATGCTGCCGGTTGAGTATCGCCGGCTGGTGCAGTTCGATCCTATTGCTGAGTATGCTGAGATTAAAGGCCGCGCAGACGGCGAGATGGAGATGGCAGGCGTCTTACGCACAGCCGCGTTAAACGGCGACACCAAAGCAGCGCTCGACATACTAAAGCATGTGCATAAATGGACTGCGCCGCAGTCTATGCAGATTCAGGTCGAGCAGCGCATATCTATCTTAGCGGCGCTTGAAGAAGCGCAAACCAGAGTTATTGAGGGGCAGGTATTAGATGCAAGTGCCGATTTACTCAGCGGACGAAGAACAGAAGCTGATGGCAACGTTGTGGAGTCCGACGCTCAAGAACGACCCGCTCGCGTTCGTGCGACTGGCCTTCCCATGGAAGAAGCCTGGGACACCGCTTGAACACTTCGAAGGCCCGCGACAATGGCAGCGCGAGGTTCTGATCGAGCTGCGCGAGCACATCAAAGCTAACAACGGTAAGATAGACTTTGAGACGCTACGGCTGGCGGTCAGTTCAGGTCGCGGTATTGGCAAGTCGGCCCTTGTCTCATGGCTAACGATCTGGATGCTGACGACAAGAATAGGTTCTACCACGATAGTTTCAGCTAACTCGGAAGCCCAGCTCCGCAGCGTCACCTGGGCTGAGATCACCAAGTGGCTGAGTATGTCGATACACAGTCACTGGTTCGAGGTATCCGCCACACGGGTGCTACCGGCGAAGTGGATCGCGGAATTAGTAGAGAAAGACCTGAAACTCGGAACGCGCTATTGGAGCGTAGAAGGGCGGTTGTGGAGTGCAGAGAATCCAGACTCTTACGCTGGCGTGCACAACTTCGCGGGTGTCATGCTGGTATTCGATGAGGCGAGCGGAATTGATGATAGTATCTGGTCAGTTGCAGCGGGCTTTTTTACGGAA